GATATCACCTGCTTTACCATCTTTATCTTTACGCTTGCCTTCTTTATCAAAGATATTGATAGCATATCGTTTCTTAGTGATAAAGATGCTACGATCACCAATCAATTCACGACCTGCTTTGATAATTTCACCATTCTTGCGAGGGGCATGAAATGCTTTTTCTAAGAATTGAGGAAAACTACTGTTTGCTTCTTCTGCAATAGCATCATAAACTTGAATGCAAGCATCCTTATTCCATTCCATCTGACCATCGTCAATCATTTTTTTAAAGATTGGATAGGCACTGAAATAACAACTGTCAGTGTCACCGTACACAATTACTGGACCATCGTGATTATACTCGCCTGCTACTGTTAAATTAATTTGACTCATCATATGCTTAACAATTTGACGACCACTTAATGTAACTGATTGACCAATGCGCTTGTCATAGAAACGACAGTGTTCATTCAATAGTGCGCCATACGCAGAGTTGAGCAAAATCTTACGAACAAGCTGACGCTTATCGTAGTATTCAAATTTATCAGTACCATATGCTTCTTTGGCAAGTTTTTGTGTTTCTTTACGCTCTGAGTACCAACGGGTAAGTAGACCAGGTACTATACCTTCTTTTTCATATGTAAAGATAGTACCATTTGCACTAAGCATCCAAGGTTTATTACTATCAAATACTAATTTCCATATTTCTGCTGCGCTCATTTCTTCACTACGACCATCCTCATAATCCAAAGTGAGTAAAGTACCGCGTTCTTGATTCATTACCGCAGTATATTCTAGAGTACCAAATAAGTTCTCCCACAATATAGCACCAGTAACATCATCGTCACCTTCTTTATAGCGTTTCTTTTGAGTAGCAAGTTGCCTACCCTTATCTGCCATGTATTTGTCAGTTAGTGTTTGTCTGATTTGAGCAACGATGGTTTCTCCTGCCATGTTGAGGGCACGAATAACCGAGGGATAGAGCGAGTTGATATCGACGGCGCCGACATATTCGTGCATGCCTCTTTTGGGCGTAGCAACATAGGCACCTGCCGCTTGCTGTTCATTTTCTGCATTTTCATTTCTCCGTTTTTTATCAGGAACTACTAATCCACGAGCGTGGGCCTCATTAAAGATAGCCATTTCAATCATAGCAACTGAACCCATTACTGTTGGAAGCAGTACTGTATTTTCATGTGCTAGTTGATTAGCTAACTCTAAAAACTTTAATTTGTTGTGAATCTTTACCAACAACATAGTATCTTGTCTGTTATATTCAATAAACTTTTTAAAGTCTTTGTTATATAACTGATCAAGTGTACCTTCATATTGAGTTTTATTTTCACCAACTTCCATTTCACCGATAGCGTCAAGTTTATAGCTGTGGCGACTTTCGTAATTGTACTTTTTATACAATTGCAAATAATCCATATGAATTCTACCAACTAAGTCATATGTTGTTTCTGTTTTACCAAATCGTTCGTATTCTCTTGGCTTAGGAAGTTGTCCCATTAAACAAAATTTACGAGTATCATCCTTTGACATTACCCTAGTAACACGGTTTACCATGTAGGGAATATCATAGCCTTCAGAGTTCCAACCAGTCAATACATCAGCATCTTCGATTAGTTGAAAGAAAACATCAAACATTTCTTTCTCAGATGAGAATAACATTGTGTTCTCAAACTCATTTACAATCTCTTGTGCTGTTTCTGGACTCATGTGTTTAGGAGCAATCACAAGAGTGATACACTGATCTAGCCAATCTAGATACATACTGATAGCAGTAACAGGATTAAATGGATCACTAGGTGACGAGAAGCCACGCTCTTTATCCATATCAACTTCAATGTCGAAAAAACAAGTATGAAGTTGTGGTGCATCAACACCCAAATAGTTTTCACTTAGACAACGAAAAACTACATTGATATCACTTTCAAATAGTTTCTTACCTGAATGTATGCGTTTTTCTTTTTCAAATTCACCGCGTTTGCGAGTACTAAACCTACTTACAGGTTCGCCATATATACTACGGTGTTTTCCCTTATGATCAGGGTAATATAAAATATAATTAGCAGGATATTCTTTATATTCTCTTTTGCCTGCAGGTGATCGTTCTACGACAAAAATTCTGTCATCGTCACGACTGTGAATAGCATCCACATAGGACATATTATAGAGTTTTTCCTACAGTTTCCAAGATGGTGTTGAGTTCTTCGTTTTCTTTGTTTGTTTCACCGAGTTTAGCTTTGTATGCAGTTTTAACTGCTTTTTTCAATAGACTTGGTTTAATCTCTAGTTCTTCAGCAATAGCTTTGATGGTATCATTTAAACCACCGCTCAATGTTTCAATTTCGTGCAATGTTGCCATGCCTTCATTAATAAGTTGAGTTAGTTTAATTTTTGCATCACCGTTAAAAGTACGATCTGACATAGTTTCTCCTTTAAATAATAATTATAATGTTTTATATTGGTAAAGTCAAAATTCATTTTACCAAAGTATCAACCAATAGTTTTTGCTCAATGATTTTTTTAACCACTTTGTGTAATCCTGGGTTAACTGTTAGTGCATGTGGCATTAATTCTTTGCGAATATAATTACGGGTAAATTCTGTATTGTTATTAGATTTATCTTCAATCCATGGAACATTTTTTCTAACACACCAGTCAATTAATTTTTGTTTAGGTGTGGTTAAAAATGGACGGACAACATTACCTCTTACAATTTCTGGAACTTTGGCTGTTCCATGTAAGCAGCCCCAAAGATATGTTTCAACACTATCGTCTAAATGATGAGCAGTTACAACTGTGTTCCCACAATTTTCTAAAAATTTATATCTATATTCACGCCAATGTTCTTCTAAACTTTTATCTTTGGGTTTGAATTTTTCATTAATCATTCCATACATTACTGGAATATTTTTATCTGTACAATATTTGGCTACAAACTCCATAGCCTCATCACTTGTTTTAGTTCCATGGTGGTAGAAGGCAACTGTTACATCATGCTTTCTACTTAGAAAATCTACAGCAGCCATACTATCTACTCCACCGCTACAAGCAATGGTGATTTGTTTGGGTAATGGAACCAATAGTTTAATCATTGTGCTAGTATAGCACAGTTTTGATTTTATTGAAAGATATGATGGTTCTTTTCGCCGTAAATTTTGATATATTTTCCAGCTAGCATATCTGCCATTGCTTCAATTGGACTACCCGGATAGCTATCACCCGATTTAATCATGTTGAGTTCACCTTGGCGACAATGAACCATTTCGTGAAATACCGTTCTTAGTATGTCCACTAGATTACGATTTTTTGCATATACCCAAACATCATTTGAACCTGCAAGATGCCTACCAGTATGATGACCATCTTGTGCTTCTTGGGTATCCATACTTAATTCTATTTTGGGAATAGTCTTTAAATTTAATTTGGGTGCAGCCCATGAAACAAATTTATCTACTTCATCTTGTAAATGACCGATGTTATGAGTTTCATCTAATTTATTTTTTATCCAATTATCAGGAGTCTTTTTAAACTTTTTGATAAAAAGATCATGTAGTATTTTACCAGTAATGCTATGCTTTTTTGCGATACCACGCATTAACTTATCTATGGTATCATAGTTATGTTTTTCTAAAGATGGTAATTTTTTAGCAAGCTCTATTTCAGGGGCTTCATAGATGCTTTCTCCACCTTCACCACCCGAATCAGAAGATTCAGATCCACTAGATCCATAAAAAGAAAATCCAGGAAAGAAATATTTCTTTGATGAAATCTTTCTTTTAGATTTTTTCTTTTTTCTTTCAGTAATAAAGTCTTTGGCTCTCATATTAGTATTTATGCTCACTTTTTAGTTTCTGAGTAGCGAATTCATACTCCTAAGCCCAGCAGCCGGGCACACCTTTATGGTAGTAACTACCACGGTCCTAAGGTGATTTTTAATTGCACCAACTTTGTTTTGCTTCACCGTAATATTCACGGGCAAAACCATTTTGTATCAACATTATTCGTAAACTTTGCCCATCTAGTAAAACATCACCTAAAACTCTACCACCATACTTATCCCAGTCCATTAGGGCAATTTGTCGTTTTTGTGATTGTTGAATTTTATTTTTAGTGAACGCTGTTGCTGCTTGTCCTAGCTCATTTTCTTTTGGGCATTTTGCTCTAAATCCTTTTTCTGGAGTGTCAACACCGTATACACGAATTGATAATTCTTTCTTTAATGGTTGTGGTAAGAATGGTGCTTGAAACGCAACAGTGTCACCGTCTATTACTCTAGTAATAGGAAAATCATATACTACCATTTGAGGTTGTTTTTGAGCAAATGCTATAGTAGATAATGTTAATAGTAATACAGATATAAGTTTTTTCATAAGTTTCTTTCAGTAGAATCTAGTTTTCTAAATGCCTCATCACCGGTCCAGCGCCATGGGCTTTGTGCAGTTTCTTCATCTATGTTTGCGTCATATATATCAGGATTAATTTTTTCCCAAACATACGCATCTTCACCGCGATGCTTATCCCAGAATCCAGATCCTGCTTTTGTTTGGTCGTGACTTCTGTTGATTACATAGCCTTCAGACTTTAGTGTATCGTACATTGTCTTTGCAATACCTCTGTTACGATAATCATCATGTACCCAAAGATTCTCTGGATACAATTCTTTCTTTTCTTTAACAAACTTAACAAATGCCAATGGGCTTCCAGTCTTTCTTTCATAAGCCTTCATAAGTAAGGCTCCGTCATTAAATGCATACTTTAAAATTAAACTATCAGTTTTGACTGCTTTGGCTTCCTCACTGACAAATTCATTTGCTCTCCTAAGTTTAGGATTTCCAAATACTGTTTCTGTTACTTTCTGACCATTCGGTAACACACGAACATAAGTATCGTTGTCAATCATTTTTAATTTAGGGTCGTTGAATAATTTTTGCAAAAACTTTTCATCAGTAATTGACGGGACATTAAGTTTCTTTAACACATGGCGCATAGCATCACTTGACTCAATCCAAACGCCTGGTCTAGAAAGTAATTCTTGGATTTTATTTATTGCTTTATCTTTACTAGTGCGTGTTCCATCATGTCCTAGACCTTGAATTTTATAACCATTCCAATTTTCACCAGTTCTATTTGTGCGGTAAAAAACACAACTATCAACATCAGGATCTTGATCCCAATCTATTACATTCCAATCACTAGGAATAACATCTTTAATAGAATTAACAAAACTACCCTGGGGTGTGTTTGAGTATGCTTGGCTTACAAGATCAACTAGTTCATTGCCTAATTCTTGTTTGTCATCGTTTGATACTACAAGTTCCCATTTATTTTTGGGTAGTTCAAACTCAATTAAAAATTCACTTGCTCTCATATTACATTACATATATATTACCAACGCTTGATGATAATACATCGTTAAACATTAATTCCATATCCCCAGCTAACATATCAGCTATTTGCTTTCTATCTGATTCATCACGGAACTCTGGTTTAATATTTAAATACTTTGATGGTGTGCCCCATGCTTTGCGACCATAACCTAAATTTGAGGGCAATGCATTAAAAGTTATTTGTCCTGTTCCTAAATACTGTGCAAAGATTTCATAAAGAAATTCATATGGTCGTTTGATTTCACCGCTACGACTACTGCGTTGTGTTCCAATAGCGTTGAATAGTGCATTGTATTCTGGAGTTAAGTCCCATTTTACTGAAGTAGTGTATGTATTAGCTCCTTTGTATGCCTTGCCATAGTATTCTTCAAGTGTATTATTGATTGTGCTGAAAAAATGTTTTTCTGCTTCTGTCCAAGCGCTCCAACCGCGATTGCCACGAACACCTGCTTGTATAGCATGACCAAATCTATGTGCCATTATCCATGGCGTCATCATTACTTTACTGTCACCCTTGTTACCTACAAAAACTACAGTGATACTATCTTCGCTACCATCAATGATTGGTTTTGCTTGTTCACCAAACATCTGTTCTAGTTGTTCACTACTAACTGGACCAGTCTCACTGTACTTACCAGTGCCAGAAATATTACTAAAGAATAATCTAAAATCGTATGGAGTTTTTTCAAAAAACTTTTGTGTTTTTAATTGATTAGTAGGGTGCGGAACTAAACGCTTGTCTACCCCCTTGAACGGTCCTGGCTTATTAAAGTCACCCATCGGGGTAAACTGTTTAAGTGCCATTTCCTCCATTGAGGTTTCATTCAAAAATTCAATAGCTCTCATTGATTATTTTCCTAATCGTTTTAAGCCACGCTCACGGCGGTCTATAGCTCTTTGTGCTATATCTTTATATTCACCTTTTTCTGCGTGTGGCTTTAAATCTTTTACTTGTTGTTGTGCTTGTTGTTTATAAGATTGTTTAGTTACATCACTAATTTCTGTTATATCTTCATTCGATTTTTTCTTAGTATTAACATTGATAGCTTTTCCACTACGCTCTGGATTAGGATCTTCTCTGCGCTTTCTAGCAGCAGCACTGGCACGACCTTTTTTACCTAAACTGTGTGCTTTACTTTGTGGTAAACATTTTGGTTTACCTTCACTGTCATCTCCCCTAGCACAGTCGCCGCGAATCTTGCCGTCTGGTCCAAAACGAACCCACTTTTCTTTAAACCATTTATGTAGATTTTCATCTAGTTCTTGTTCTTCATTGGTGTTCTTTACACAATTAGGATATGTCTTACCAAACATCTTTTTGTTACCCTCTTTGTGGTAACCTTTCCAACATGCCTCATCTAGTGTATTACGAGAATGATCACCATGTGTTTCACACATACCGCAGTTAGGACATGTCATTTCCATTTCGATAGATTCATTATGTTTCTTTTTACCTGCGCAATGTGCCTTTTGGCTAAAACCTTTTGGGTGACTACAGTTTATTGACTTTTTATACTTTTGACTCCACTCTTCCGCCACACCTTGCTGTTTTGTTAGTTGAGCAAACAATGTTTTAAAGTCTTGTTGTGCTTGTTTAGGATCTACGCCAAACATTTCGCTATCAAACTTGTTAGCACCATAAAGATAGTCATTACCACCACCTAAATAGTCATTAGCAACTTGTTGAGCATATTTGCGAATAGCCTTTTGATATAGTTCGTTAGAGCCTTCCGCCACACCTTCCCTGGTCAAATGTTGAGCATCACCAGATTGACGCCAACTCTTCCATGCTGCTTTAGCATCGTCACTTCTAGTCTGACTTGGCTTTACTGAGTTGCCCAGCATCTTAGCGTAAGCATACATAGTTGACATTATTCCCTGTCGTTGGTATTTTGGATCTACACGAGTCCATTCACTTTCCAACCATATGCGCTTGGGAGTTGTTTTGGGGTCTGCGAAATCATCAAATGGGGCTGATTGATACATCAATTCAGCATAACCTATTTGTTTGTTACCGTGATAGGCAGTGATTTTCAACCCTTTGCTCCAGTACCGTGCCACATATAGATAATCGCCGATCTGTTGTTGATGGCCGAATTCTGGATTGGTTATGTCTGGGTTAATGGCCTCCGTTACACCTTTGATAGTATAGTCTGGACGACTACGACCTGTTTCTTGATGCAGGTCTTTAAGTGCTTCTATGGCATCTTCTCTACTGTCGATTAAATCATATCCACGGTCTGCACGATAGTGAAAAGCACCCCAACTATTACCGTCTTGATAAATTTCGCCTACTGGCTTGTCATTTTTTGACTTGATTACTTCTGCGTTGGGATAAATCGTATCATTTGAACCTTCTGCCACACCTTGAGAGGGTATAGATCCGGCAATTCTAGCCTGACCAATCACATTGCTATCGGCTTGTTTTTGCACAATGCTCTGTGCAGTTTTCAATGCCTCTGGAGATGACTTCATCATAGCAGCAGGTTTGCCAAAGTTATCGTCTGAGCTTTCGTTTTTGTTGCCCCAATTACTAGCACCTTTTTTGCGGCACTTAACAAGAGCACCACTAGCATAGGCACTTGGCCATACTTTATAACGGCTCTTTACTTTATAGTAGCAAGCATCTTTCTTTTCCATCATTAATGTTTCAGAAAACATTGGGCCACCGCAATGTGGGCATTTTTCATCTTTTGATTTTTGATGATATTCTTTTAATAATTCTTTTGCTCTCATTACATTCCCTCTACTGTAGAAAACCAAGGGTCAATTATAACCAATGTTCCATCAGACCTTTGCATGACATTTTCAGTGTGCAAGTCCCACCCTATCTTATTTATTCTACCTGTGTTATATAATAAAGACATTAGAGTAAATAACAATTCGTATTCTTTTAATTGTTGAGTATTTAAACTGTTTATATATTGTAATATTCTTTTAAACGGTAATTTTCCAGAATACAACTTCCAAGTTTGTTCGTTTTTGATTGTTTCTAATGCTTGATTCCAATCAATTTTTTCAGTAGATAAATCACTTAGTATCCATACCATAGCTTCTTGAAAACTATTGTTTTTAATAGGATACAATCGTTCCATATTAATTAGTGTATATTCACTGTCACCTACTTTAAATTTAGAGACTGAATTGAATTTTGGTAAATTAATAATATCTTTATTATATTCAGCAAACTCATGAAATTTGGCAAATACTTTTTCAGCTTGTGCAGTTGGATCTTCTGGCATTAATATTTTAATGACATTTTTTTCATCTTTGGCATAGACTGTTGCATCCGCACCCGTGCCTAATTTTTTATAACCAAGTTTTTTAAAATGCCTATCTATTTCTTTGGCATTAGTTGTTCCTGATTCAGCTTCAACGATGATATCATTTATTCGCATTACTCTCGTTCTTTTTTAAGAATACTACGAATGAACCAAGCTTTTTTAGCATATAAATCTTGTAGTTCAGCCATAAAATTTGCTATACCTTGCTGTCTTTCGTTAGTTGCTTCATCAAACATAGTAACTACTAATTCTATCATTTTTTCACTATCTTGTAATGATTCAGCAAACATGAGTTCTGCACGGGGAATTTTTGTTTGATCTTGAATTATTGACAACTCTATGTAACGACTTAAACTACCTGGAGTATAGTGACCTAGTATTCTAATATATTCTGCGATTTTGTCAATAGTATCATTTACATCACTGTATAATGTATTAAAAAATTCATGATATTGTGGAAAATCACTTCCCTCCACATTCCAGTGGAAATTTTGAGATTTAATAGCAAAACTTTGTGTGCTGGCTAATAATACTTTTAAATTATCTGATAACATTATATAATATTCCTATAATATGTATTTAGTCTTTTTTTGTTTAGGATGCTATAAAGGGACTGCTAGGTGGGGTAAAGGTTGTAGTATAACGAGCGACGCCTTTTGTTATACGGAGATCGTCGATATAACCAGTTAAGTAGTTGCTACCACTGGCAGAAGATCCAAGCCACAATGCTCCTAAACCATAACTGGTACTATCTGTTGCAGTCGAACCACTTTGTGTTCCATTAATAAACAGTCGTGTACTGTTGCTTGATCTTGTTAGTGCTATGTGTGCCCAGGTTGCAGTAGAGATGGCCGAGCCAGCAGTAACTAATAAAGTTGATGTACTACTGCCGCCGTATACTGTTACAATTCCAGCAGATGTTACATATAATTGTATGGCACCACCAGTGGCTCCATTACTAGTTCTAAAATCTACTATTACAGTGTTCTGCCCAGAGAACGAAGTCATATTCAGCCAAAATTCTACAGTGTAATTGCCTGTACCAAATTGATAGTTGACATTGTTAGGTACATATAGATAATCAACACTACCATCAAAATATAAACTACTATTACCGTACTTTTCGATATTTGTTACTAAACTACTGTTACCCACGGTTTCATAGTTATTCATCATTGACATATCATAGATACCAGCACTAGTACCATTTAACAGTAAAACATTATTTTGAATTGCTGTTAATGGACTGACAGGGGGTGCAAAGTTTGAGGTATAGGCCGCAGAACTTCTAATCACCCGTACATTAGATATGTACCCAATAAAAGGTTCTGTTCCGTTAATACATGCACCAATAGCAAGTTGTTGATCTGTAAAATTATTAGATAATGTAGCTGTACCTATGCTAATTCCATTTAAATACAAAGTTACTGTGGAACCTACTCTGGCTGCTGCCACATGATTCCAGGCATTTATATTTATTGTACCTCCACTGATATTGAACGCTGTAGTAAACCAAGCTAGTGCAGAACCATTTAGACATAAACTCCATGCAGTGCTAGTCGCAGTGGAGCTAGAAGCTCTAGTTGATGCAATCTGCCGCGCTCCTGTTAAGTTGTTAGGATATATCCATGCTTCAACCGTAAAATTTGCGGTAAAGTTAAAAGCCGCATTACTTGGTGTTGTTAGCCAATCACCAGTACCATCTAAATACATACTACCACCGTAAGTGCTTGGTGAGTAGGCTACCCCTGTTGTCGCAGTGGGTGTAAATGGTGAAACTGTAGTTGGTATAGAATTGCCAAAAACTGTGATAGTAAAGTTATTAGTTGAATTGTCTATAAATGTTGCACTTTGGCAGGTTAATAAACTCGTGCCAGATATTGCTGTTAGTGGTGCAGTGGGTGGTGTGAATGCTGAGGTATAGACTGCGGTACCAATTACAAATCTTACATTAGACAAATATCCAGTCATTAACGAAGTGCCGCCCACACCGCCCCCAATTAAAACTGCTCCAGCATTATATGTGGCAGAATCCGAACCTGAAAAGCCAGAAACTCCATTGATAAACATTCTTAGTGTTCCAGATCCGCGAGTAATTGCAACATGATTCCACGCATTAAGAGTTATTGTGTTTGACGTGGCAGCGTCAGCTGGTAAGTAAAAATGCACAGTTCTATCAGTGTTAATATAAATTTGACCAAATGTTGCACCAGAAGCTGCTCTAAAATCAATGATTGCCACAGCAGCGGGCAAAGAACTTAAATATATCCAAAACTCTATCGTGAAACTATTAGTACCAAATTGTGCTGAATTCGATGAAGTCGTTAAGTAATCCCCAGTACCATCAAAATAACCACTGTAAAAAGTAGTGACTGTCTGTGGGCTAAATGGACTAAATCTTTGTACACTAACATCACCGTTACGGGTGATAGTAAAGTTGTTTGGGCTATCATCTATCAATCTATTATCTGTGCAAGTTAGTAAACTGGTATTAGCTATTGCAGTTAGTGGTGAGGTACTTGGTGTAAATGTTGAGGTATAGACTGATGTGCCATTAACAGTTCTAAAGTTACTCATGTACCCAGTGAAGCCAAATGTTGATTGGCCTCCAATTTCCAATGATTTATTTTGACTAACGATAGCAGCACTTGTTCCGCTACCTAGAACAGAACCATTGCGGTATAGTACAAAACTAGTTCCAGTTTTTACTAATGCAAGGTGATACCACTGTCCCACAGTAAATCCATGTGCCACATTAATAATATCTCCTGAACTTTGAGCCGATCTTAGTACGATAGTCCCATCTCCCCAAAGATATAAGTATGGATTAAAACTACCAAATGTGTACAAATTATCGTTAGTGCCAGCACCTGGTAATTCAGTAAAATAATACCAGGCTTCTACTGTAAAATTTGATACTCCCATATTAAATGCCGAACTACTAGCCAATGAAAGGTAATCCCCATTACCATCAAAGTAATTACTCCATAACGGACCATATGGGCTGAATGATCCTTGAGTAGTATTACCGTTTCTTGTTACTAAGAAGTTGTTAGTACTTGAATCTAAAAATGCGTTATTGTTGTTGGGTTGATTGGTTTGTAGGGTTAGTAAACTGGTACCAGATACTGCGGTTAGTGGTGAAGTGGGTGGAGTGAATGCTGAGGTATAGACTGCGGTTCCATTTACTAATCTATAGTTAGAGATATAACCCAACATTATAGTACCACCGGCATTTCCAGCAAATAATTCTCCACCAATTCTGTTTGCACCTGTAAATGATGTGCTGTTAGATGCTGTAGTTGAATCTGCAACTCCATTGAGATAAGCTGTTATTGTACCTGATGATCGAACAAATGCAACATGATTCCAAGTATTTACTGCCACAGTTTGTGAAGTTCCAACTAAAATATTACCGCCGTTACCATAAACTGCTAATCTTCCAGATGTGTTTACAAAAAACAAAGCACCGGTTGAAGTATTGTCGTCGCCTACACACACTAGGCTTCTGCCAGCTGCTAAAGATGTTATATAAACCCATGCTTCTATAGTAAAACTTCCAGACAATGTTGCAGGAGATGTTGTTGTAACTAGCCAATCTCCAGTACCATCAAAATAACCACTACCAATCGTGGCTGTATCTGAAGCTGGCACAAACGGATCAAATCCTGATACCAGTGTGTCACCATTGCGTGTGACGGTAAATGCGTTTGTGCTATTGTCAATAAATCTATTGCTTTGGCATGTCAACAAACTTGTGTTGGCTATTGCAGTTAATGGTGTAGTTGGTGGAGTGAATGCTGAGGTATAGACTGCTGTACCACTTACAAATCTGAAATTTGATATGTAACCTGGGTATTGAGAACCTGCTAGTCCGTCGGCACCTATATACACCGGAGTTGCAGTATACGAATCTGCTGTGTTGTATGATACTTGTGAACTCACTACTCCATTTATAAAACACTTTACATTATTAGTACCCAATCCTGATCTAGTTACAGCAAGATGTGTCCAGACGTTAGGAACTATAAAAGTTGCCCCGGATGTTACCCACCCGTTTGCATTTACAAATCCAAATCCTCTAGTGTCAATGTTACGGTTAATTACCACACCCCATCCAGAACTTCCTTGTCCAGTATTAGGGCCCGCAATCTGATAACCATAAGTTGCTCCACCAGCAGGCCCAGTATAGTACACCCAGCATTCAATAGTAAAATCTCCAGAACCAATAGTTAAATTAATATTGTTGGGCACAGTCAAATAATCACCAGTACCATCAAAAAAGTTACTATAGTAACCAGGTGTATATGGTCCAAAATTATTTGGTCTAGTATCACCAACTACAGTTACGGCAAAGTTATTAGTACTAGCATCATTATTAAACGGTAGTGTAAGAGCAGTTGCACTTAACAGTGCGGTATTATACATAAAATATTGATCACTAACTGATATAGTGATACTAAATGACCTTGGACTTTCTTGTGACTGAGCATCAGTGACATCAATTGTAAAATTATAAATAGTTTCAACTGTTATACCCGTAACAGTACCACTTAGTAATCCACCACTAGTTAATGTTAAGCCTGATGGTAAACTGCTACCACTAGCCAACGAATAAGTCAAAGGTGCATCTCCGGTCGCACTTAACTGTATAGAAATCGCTACATTAACTGTTCCACCTGCCAATGTACTACCAGTTACCCATGTTGGTGTACCGCTAGATGTAAGACCATTAACTCTAATCGCAACACTTCCAT